ACAGGAGTACTGGATTAGAACAAGGTGGTGAATATTCATACGAAAATTTAACTTTTAAATTTTTAAGAAGAAACGGGTACGTGCAAAAGTTATTTGATATGGAAAATCAAATGGTTGATAAGAACTTATCATTGGAAACAAAAATAGCAGAATAAACTATTTTTAGTAAAATTCCACAATATTGATATATTTATAAAGAAAAAAATTATGCCAACAGAAGTTAACCCTCAATACGAATATGGAATTGACAAACTTGGAAGTTACAGTGGTGGAACTGCACCTGCAGGTTCTGTTGCACCACATCCAGTGTATTCTGACATAACAACAGGCAATGATGTTATACAATTAAATGCCATAAAAATTGGTGGGTTTGATGGACTAAACAGCTAAACATATAATAAAAATAAAATGGGAGATTTAAAACCAATAGGTAGTGAGAAACTACAAGGTCAAGAAAAAATAAATAGAATTATCGAAATTTCTCGATATAAAGAAAATATTCCAAATAGAGTTAATGAAAATTCTAACAGTGAATATTCAATCACTTTTGCTGATGGTAACAAGTTTGAAATTGTAAGAGAAAAACAAGGTTATATCATTAAGAAAAGAATTGATGAATCTACTTTGGACTATATTGAACCAATGAAGAATAGAAAATATCACAGTTCATATTCTCAAGCTTTGAAGAAGTTGAATTTGATGATTAAAGAAAACAATTCTGTTGTTGGTAATGAACAAGAGATTTCATTATTTGAACAAAAGACTGTTTTAAAATTGCCTAAACAAAAGGCTTTACCGGCACCAGAACCAGAAGCGGCACCAGCACCAGCTCCCGCACCATCTCCTGAACCTGAAGCTCCATCTGCAGACTTAGCAACTCCCATTGACGATGTAGATGTTGACGCTGAAGTTGATATTGATGTTGCTGAACCTGTTGATGAACCAGCTGTTGATGATAATGATGAAGGAGAGGAGGGTTCTTATAAACAAATACAAAAGTTGACAGGAAAACTTACTCAGAAAATGAGGTCATTTAATGAAAATGAAGGTTTAGATGCTGAACAATCTAAGTATGTTCTAAACATGGTGATTTCTGCTATTAATTTGGACATCTTGACCGACGAAGATAAAGAAGAAATTACTGCTAAGTTTGAACCGGAAGAAGAAGGTTCTGAAACTGAAGATATGTCAATTGATTTAGGTGCGGAAATCGGAGGTGACGACGAAATCTCAATCGGAGATGAAATTGAAGAACCAATCGGTTTTGGTCACACTGAAGTCGATGAAAAATATCACAAAATCAATAAACTATCAAAAGCTAGAGATGCGGTGAATAGTTTAGGTGAGTTCTTTGAAGAAGAAACAAGTAATCATGTAAAAGATATCGTCGATAGTATTTTTTCAGAATCTAAAGTAGAAAGAGTTTTATCAAAATACTTTGAAGTTTCTGATGGTGAAAAAAGATTAAGTGAAGAAAAGAAAATATCTAAAAAAGTAATTTCGGAATCAGAAAAAAGAAAAAGATTTTCGAAAATTAAAACAATGTGTGAGTCTGTAGAACAAGAATTAGCTGCTGAAAAATTCTTATCTGAGAATTTAAAAAGTACCTTTTTGGGAAAGACAAACAAAAACAATTTAGTTTTCAAATCAAATAACAAACAAGTAAGAATATCACCTGAAGGTTTGGTAATATGAGTCGTCTAATATACGTGAATGGATTAGGTCCCAACTACAAAGGGGATAATATCTATGAGTTTATATTTTCAGATGATGATTTAGGTAACATTTGGGGTGAGAATTGGGAATCAAAACCAGCTCATGGAAATCCAAATCCACCTGAGTTGATACACATAAATAAAGTCGGAGTCTTGAAAAACACCAAAGTCGAATTTGACTTGGTACAAAACTCCGACTTTTTTTCAATTATAGATGCAATGGATGATGTCATTGCATTAGCCTGGGAAACCGATGAATACAATGACAATGAAAAACGTCTTGTATTTAGATTTGGTGAAGAAGAAAAAACAATAAAAGAAAAACTGTACGAAAGAGACCTAATTTTAGAATTTGATAAAGAAAAAAGAGTTGTCTATGAGAATTAATAAAAAAACAATTGCGTTGATTGAGTTTGGTCTCAAATCTAAAACAGTTTCAAACTTAACAGAATCTGAAATCAATACGTTATATAACAAATTGATTTTACCTGAACAGTCTAGTGTTTCAGATAATTTGTTGGCAATGAATCAACAATTATCAGATACGTCTAAAAATATAGCTGATTTGAAAATCGGTATCGAAGACTTAAAAAATGAGTTAGGTGAAGATGATATGGCGGCTGATATTGATTTTGACCTTACAGGTATTTCACAAGATAAACACCAATTTATGGGTAATGATGGTATGGGTGACGATTCTGACCCTAAGAGTCCTGCACATGGTGCCCAAGGTCAAACTGAAAGTGAAATAAAAGAGAAGTTTGAATCAAAATCTCAAGCTAAATATTTTTACGCAATGGCAGACAAACCAGGTAAAAAAGGTAAAAAATTCAAAAAGTACGCCAAAGAATTTACCAAAGATACTATGGAAAAAGGTGGATTTAGTAAGTTACCTGAAAAAGTAACAGAAGAAAACGTTAGGAATATTGAAAATAATATCTTATCTTTGTTGGAGAAACATTTACCAAAGACAATCTCTAAAAAAGATATTATGAATATTCTTGAGGATGATACTAAAACAGCACCTGATAGGACTAAAACGAAACCTGATACTAAACCAGGTAAATCAAACCCTTTCAAACCACAACCAGGCCAACAACCCAAACCAAAGGCTGGTGATACTAAAACAGCACCTGATAGGACTAAAACTAAACCCGGTACTAAACCAGGTAAATCAAACCCTTTCAAACCACAACCAGGACAACAACCAAAACCAAAGGCTGAAGTGCCTGAATTTTTGAAATTTGATAATATATTCGGACATGGCAAAAACAGTAAAAAATAAGAACATTGAAAAGGTTATGACACATATGTTGTCAGAGGCTCTTGATAAGAAAAAGAAATCTATCAAAGAACAATCCGAGGATGGAAGTGAAATGGACCCTTCATTAAGGAATAAGATTGAACGTGGTGATACTCCGTATAATGAAAATCCTGCTTTACCTGATAGAGATAAAGATGGTTTACCTGATAGATTTGAAAAGATTGTTGCGAATAAAAGATTTAATGATGTTGTAAATAAAGTAAATCGATATACAGGAGCCACTAACATAAGACCTCAAAGTAATCAACTTATGCAATTGATTCAGTCAATGATGATGGCGTATAATAGGGTTATTTCTATAGAATCAAACAACAAAGAATATCTTGAAAATTTAGCAATTGATTTAGTAAAAAAAGAATTTGGATTAACACCTGATATGGTGCAATTTGACGCCAAACTTGTTTCTCCTAGAAGTATTGATACATCTCAAATGACTATGAATCCTGAAGATGTATCTGATGAGGAAATTGAACAGGCTTTTAGTAATGTAGACTCAGAAGAAGCCCAAGATGATTTAGAAGAATTTGTTGATGTATTTGAAAAATTCAATGATGAAGTGGCAAAAAGAAGAGTTGTAAATGCTCTTATCCAAGGTTCATCAAAGAAAGGTCATTATATGTTTGAGTTATTACCTGATGAGTTAGAAGCTATTGACCCAAATCTAATGAATTTATATGGTACATTAATGTCTATCAATGACCTTCTATATTGGATGATGCCAGACCAAGCAATGTTATCACAAATGTCAGGACAAGGTATTGCTGGTTCAGAAGAAGTAGATATTGAAACAGACCCACCAACTGTAAAAGCCAGAGCTGCTTTTTTTCCAGCTTTAGTACACGAACTAATTAAAGGGTGTATGGAATTGTTAGGTGCCAGTGGATTGCCAACAGACCCTGAAAGAACAAGATTGGTTGTTGGTCAAGCTGATACTTTAATTGGTGAGATTTGGGATTTACGATTTGGTCCTGTTTTTTGGGAAAAATTTATTGAAGCATATCCTGATGAATTATTCGATGATGATAAAAAAATTATACAATCTTATCTCTTCACTAAATTCTCAAGGTTATCACCATCTGAATTTAATACTTTAATGAAGGCAATCCTTATGGGTAACCCAAAAGGAAAACAAATTATACAACGAATGGTAAAGGAAATTGTCGACCAACTAAAGTCAGAAGAATACGAACAAAGTATGTATAATGATGATGAGGATGATGGTCCTGATTTGTCGTTCTTAGGTGATTTAGGAATCGACATCAAATAACAACTTAACCCTATACTTATTTGTATAGGGTTTTTTTTATGTCTATAACAAAAGAACAAGTACTTTTAGAATACGCTAAGTGTATGAAAAATACACCATATGCTATGCGTACATATCTACAAACATATGATAATACACAATCAAAATATGTTCCGTTAGATTTATTTGAAGACCAACAAACATTAGTTGAGGATTATGATGAGTATAATGAAAACATTGCCCTCAAGTACAGACAGGCTGGTGTATCAACTGTAACCGCGGCGTGGGCATCTAAGAAAATAGCGTTTGCTCAAAAAAGTAAACCTGAGAAAGTTCTTATCATTGCCAACAAATTGGATACTGCGGTAGAATTTGCTAATAAAATCAGAAGTTTTTTACAACAATGGCCATCATGGGTTGGTGTTGATTTTACACCTGAAAAAAATGCCGCACGACATTTTAAATTGAATAATGGTTGTGAAGTAAAAGCGGTTGCAACCTCAAAGGACGCTTTACGTGGATATACCCCAACAACATTGATATTTGACGAAGCGGCATATATTGATGCGGATGAGGATTTCTGGGCAGCTTGTATGGCATCACTTTCTACAGGTGGTAAAGTAATTGTAATCTCAACCCCAAACGGATACGATAGAATTTATTACGAAATATACGACCAAGCTCTTAGGAGTATGAATACATTCAAAATTACTGAAATGTATTGGTACCGAGACCCTAGATATACCACTGATTTTTTCTTAGTAAAAACAGAAGATATGATTCATTATCTTTTGAATAAAGAAGAGTATACTGATGATGATATTATTGACATGTCTAAGCAGTCACCTAGAGATAGAGATTTTAAGTTAATTAGGAAACTAATGAATGACGGATACAAACCATGTTCATCATGGTTTGAGGCGATGGTAAAAAAACTTAAGTACGACAAAAGAAAAGTATCTCAGGAATTAGAATGTAATTTCTTAGGTTCAGGTGATAACGTATTTGATGCTAATTTGTTACAAAACATCAAGGAAAATATGTTATGTGAACCACAAGCCAAAATGATTGGTAACTCATTATGGATTTGGAAAGAACCAGAACTTGGTCACAAATATATAATGGGGATTGACGTTTCTCGTGGTGACTCAGAAGACTTCTCATCCTTTGAAATTGTTGATTTTGATACTATGGAACAGGTTGCCGAGTATGTCGGAAAGATACCACCTGATACTTTAGCTGAAATTTCATATAAATGGGCCAATATGTATTCTTGTTTTGTTGTTATTGATATTACGGGTGGAATGGGTGTGAATACATCTAGAAAAATGCAAGAACTTGGATATAAAAATTTATATATAGATGGTGTCGACCATGGTAACACATGGAAGTATGACCCAAAAGCGATGGATAAAATCCCTGGGTTAAACTTCAATAACAAACGAGTTCAAATTATTGCCGAATTGGAAGAACAGTTACGTCACGGTTTCAAAATTTACAGTAATAGATTGATGAATGAAATGAACACATTTATCTATTTGAATGGTAGACCAGACCACCAAAAAGGACATCACGATGACCTAATCATGTCTTTAGCTATGGCTATATATGTGGGACAAAATTCATTCTCAAAACTAGAGCGTGTTACTGAACAAACAAAAATTATGTTAGACTCTTGGCAGGTAAACACCAATAATACTAATAAAACAATATCACAGTACCTAAATCCTGTAATGCCTTTGAATCCACAAGATTCAATGAGACAAAATCAAATATCTAAAGAAGATTATTTGAAACATTCTTGGTTATTCGGAAAATGAGGTATTTATATAATTGAATACTTTATTAAAATTGTAATATGTCAGAAAAACAAACCGTTTGGCAGAGATTATCTCAAACTTTTGGACCTAATTCGTTATTAGGTCAAGATTATCCAACGTACTCGTTTGATAAAAAAGAGTTATTGCGTACAACCGACAAGGAAACATACGAAAAAGAAAAATTACAAGCACAACAGACTTATTATTTGTCATCTCAATGGACGAAAATTGAGAACAACCTTTATACTCAAGCCGTATACTACGAACCAACAAGATTGGCTAGTTTCTATGATTACGAATCAATGGAGTATACACCTGAAATCTCAGCCGCTCTTGATATTTACGCTGAAGAATCAACAACACCAGACCAAAATGGTTTTATGTTACAGATTTATTCAGAATCTAAAAGAATAAAAAGTATTTTGGCAGATTTATTCAATAACAAATTGGATATAAACACAAACTTACCTATGTGGACAAGAAACACATGTAAGTTTGGTGACAACTTTATTTTCTTAAAATTAGACCCTGAAAAAGGTGTCGTAGGATGTTTCCAATTACCAAACATTTCAATTGAACGTGTTGAAGGTGGTATGTTAGGTGATAGAAATTTGAATGCAACAACTAGCGATATCAAAGAATCTAAACCAATGAAGTTTAAGTGGAAGGAGAAAAACATGGAATTCAATTCATGGGAAATTACTCACTTTAGACTTTTAGGTGATGATA